AAGAAAGCATATTTAGAATATTTATTAAAACCTTTAAATCGTTTAAAAACAACTTTAGGTACTAAAGATTTTAATCGTCTAGCAAATAAATTAGAAGAATACAAAGTTTATTCACTAATGCTTAAAGATTTAAATGATCAAATTGATAACTTTAGACAAGAATTTTATTCTTATTCTAATTAAGGTGATGAAATTATGATAAATAATAAAAATAATCACAATAAACAAATTCTTATCAAAACTCCTCAATATGAGATAAGTTTAAAGGATTTGTGCAATAAAGAATATTTAAAAATTAATCATATAATGCACATGATTGAAAAAGAATTTGATATTTCTTTACATGATTATCCAGAACTAAGAGGTAAAATTCTTGATATAAGTAATTTTATTAGGAGGATTCCTAATATGGAAAAAGAGATAATGTAAATATTATTTAAAGGAGGTTATAAGTATGGATAGTTTTAAATTTGAAAAAGTATCAGAAATAGAATTAAGTAAATTAGATAATACACCTAATAATGCTGGGATTCAATTAATTGAATCAAGAAGTTTTACAGAAACAGCAATTGCAGGTACATATACGGCAACAGTAACTATTCCTGCTAATGCAATAGTACTTGATGTAATTTTTAAAAATGCTGTTGTATGGAATAATAGTGGAACTGCTACATTAAATGTAGGTGATGTAGATGATACAGATGGTTATATTACAGCAGTTGATGTAAAAACTGCTCCAGCAGCAGATGTAAATGGTGCAGGTGGTATATCATCTAGAGGTGAAGATACTGGTACTGGTGCATATAAAGGGTTATTTAAAAAATATACTTCTGGTGGTGTAATTACAGCATCCATAGTAACAACCGGAGCAACCGGAACAGCAGGACGTTCAAGTTTATATGTAATATATGCAATGAATCAAACGGTAGTAAATGCAACGAAAGCATAATATAAATATTATAATGGTTGATATTTGAGGTTGCAAACTTAAATATTGTAATTAATAGACATATGCCTATACATATGTCTATTCCCATTTATATCTCTTATATAGGAAGGAGAATGATTAAAATTAGTATTAAACTTACATATGAAGAAGTTAAAGAATGTGTTGAAAACAAAGGGTATGAATTAATTAGCACAAAATACATAAGTAATAGTAAATAACTTATCATTAAAGATAGATATGGTTATTATTATACAATAAATTTAACTAATTTAAAATATGGAAGTCCACCATGTTTTGTAGAAAAAAGAAATCCTTATTCGATACAAAATATAAAACTTTGGTGTAAGTTAAATAATAAATCATTTATATTATTAAGTGAAGAATATAAAGGAAATAAAGAAAATTTAAAATGGCAATGTTTAAAAGAAGAGTGTGAAGAAATATTTGAAATGTGTTGGAAAAGTATTCTTATAGGTACTGGTTGCAATTATTGTGCTGGTAGGCAAGTAGGATTATCTAATTGTCTTGCAACTAAAAATCAGGAACTTGCTAGTGAATGGCATCCAGCAAATAATGGAAATTTAACACCATATGATGTGACTTGTGGCAATGATAGAAAAGTTTGGTGGCTATGCAATAAAGGACATGAATGGAAAGCAGCAATTGCAAGTAGAAATCAAGGAAAAAATTGTCCATATTGTGCAGGTTTATTACCTTCAAAAGAAAATAATTTGTTAATTTGCAATCCAAAACTTTGCGAAGAATGGGATTATGAAAAAAATAAGAAAAGACCTGAAGATTATTGTCCTAATAGCAATAAAAAAGTTTGGTGGAAATGTGGTAAATGTAATCATAAATGGAAAACAACAATTAATAGTAGAAATAATAACGTCGGTTGTTCACAATGTAAAGAATCTAAAGGTGAAAAAGAAATAAGTAGAGTATTAACAAAATATAATATTCCACATAATTCACAATATACCTTTGATGATTTAAGAGGAATTGGTAAGGGATTATTAAAATTTGACTCATCTGTATTTTGGGATAAAGAAATGACAAAATTAAGGATGATCTGTGAGTACGATGGAATTCAACATTTCAGACCTGTATGTTTTGGTGGAATTTCTATGGAAAGAGCAATAGAAAATTTTAAAATACAAATACAAAATGATATTATAAAAAATCTTTATTGTGCCGAGAATAGTATTCAATTGATTAGAATACCTTATTGGGAATTTAAGAATATTGAAGAAATATTGAACAATTATATTATTATTACTTAATAAAATAAAAATATAAGGAGGAATTTAAATTATGGCAACTAACTTCATAGGTAGATCTCTAGTGGCGAATGAAATTGAACAAAATGTAGAATTAAATATGGCATTTATTAATCTTATTGTAAACGATAGTCCAAACACAATTACACTTTCATTTGATGTGGCATCAGCTAGTGCTGTTGGAAATTTAATGGTTTTTAAAGCAGGAGAAAAAAGAACAAATATTGCAGTACCTTTTAAGAAATTATATTACAAAGCATCTGCTGATACTTCTGCATTTAGAATTGAAGGATTAGCAACAGCACCATTCTAAATATCAATAATAATAGTTATTAAAGAGTAGATTATAATAAACATATTTACTCTTTAATAATATAATTTATTATAAGAGGTTGTGAATTATGAATACAAGACAAGAATGGTTAAATAATACAGATTATACTACCCAATTTTATTCTGTAGAAGAAACAATAAACGAAGTAAAAGATAATTTTGATATAAGAAGATATTATAGTGCTGAAGGTGCAGATGTAATTGTTGATGGAATTGAATGTAGAGCATTAGTTCAATATTTTACTAATCCATTAAATCAAGCAAAATATGATAGGAAATTACATGTTCCAATGGAAACTAATATATCTACTGGTTCTATTGTTAATTATGATGGTTATAAATGGTTAGTAACAGGAAGCATTGATGATATACAAGCATATAAAACTGCTGGTATGGTGAAATCAAACAACACACTAACCATATACAAAAACAACACATCATATCAAATCCCTTGTATAATAAATTCAAATGTAAATCTTGATACTGATGAAACTACTTATATAGAAACTCCATCCACTATCATTGTATTAAAAATTCCTAATACAGAAATCACAAGACAAATTAAACGTGGAGAGATTTATCGAATTGGATTACAGTCATATGAGATTAAAGATATAAACGATATTGTGGAAAATGGATTACTTGTATTGGAGATAGAGTATAGTCAAGAGGCACAGGAAGAACATACATACGTACTTACCATCCTTAATAATGACAATCTACAAATTGCACAATCTCAATTACTTACAATTAATGCCGAATTGAAAGATAATGGTGAGATTGTAGATTCACCTAATTTAATTTATTCTTCAAGTAATGATAATATTGCCACTATTGATGAAGGTGGTGTTGTGAGTATTATTGGTTTAGGAAATGTTGTGATTAGTGTCTCTATGGCGAGTGACGAAGATATTAATGATAATATTAATGTTGAAATTATTGAGGATGTAATTAATAACATAACTTATACTTTAACATCTACAAGTTTACCTGATAATGAAATTATATTAAATCAATCAAAAGTTTATAAAATACAAAAATATAATAATGGTTTACCTATAGCACAGACGTTTACCTTTAATGTTGTAGGTGATAATTCAAGTTATCAATTGTCAGTTATTGATGGGAATCATTGTAGTATAAAGGCATTGAAGAGTGGTTATACGATTACTTTACAAGCAATTGATGATAGCGACAATACTAAAATTATAACTAAAGAAATTAAATTAAAGAATTTGTTTTAAAAGTTGGTGAATATATGAGTGCAAGTCCAAAATTTAAATTTATAGAAAAATCTTTAATAGATATATTATTATTAATTGTATCAAATCAAAATATCTTAAGGTATATAAAATATTTAAATAATGATCCTTTAGATTCATCTCTACCTAACATTCAAGATAATTTAATTAATACAAATATAATATTAGCACCATTTGATAAAAATATTGTTGAAATATTAGAAATTAAATTATTTTTCTATCCATTAAGAAGTGATTTAAAGTCAAAAGCATTAGGTAAACATATTTATATGTTAGATATTGTATGTCCTATAGAATATTTTTTAATTCAGGGAAAAGGCGAAATACGTGTAATACGTATAGCCGATGAAATTACTCAGATGATAGACCAAAAACATATAACAGGAATTGGTGAATTAACTATACCAGAAGCTTTTTTATCAAGATTAAGTAATGATACTAATTATGTAATTTATTCTTTGCCAATAGAAATTAATTCTACATCAGTAAAAAGTTGAGTTGATAAATATTATTTTTAAAGAAGGATTTGGAGGATAGACACTTCCCACCTTCCATTTTTATTTATAATATGAGGAGGTAAGTAATGGGTAGAAGAAAATATCCTTATAAAGAAGTAAAACTATATATTAAAAGTTTAGGATACGAATTGATAGATGAAGAATATAAAAATAATAATACTAAACTAACTTTAATAGATAAATTTGGATATTATTATACAACAACATTAAATAGTTTAAAAAGTGGTCATTTACCAAATTTAACGCATAAAAATAATCCTTATTCAATTCTAAATATAAAATTGTGGTGTAAGTTAAATAATAAACCTTTTGAATTATTAAGTGAAACTTATGAAGGAACATATAAAAAATTACAATGGAAGTGTTTAAAAGAAAATTGTAGTGAAATATTTAAAACTGCATGGTATGCTATTTTAAATGGAAATGGATGTGGAGTATGTGAAGGTATGCAAGTAACACTATCTAATTGCCTAGCAACAAAATATCCAAAATTAGCAAAAGAGTGGCATCCTACTAAAAATGGTGATTTAACACCTTGGGATGTGACATGTGGAAGTCATAAAAAAGTTTGGTGGCAATGTAGTAAAGGGCATGATTGGAAAGTAATGATTAAAACTAGAACTAATGGCAATAATTGTCCGTATTGTGCAGGACAATTACCGACTAAAGAAAATAATTTATTAGTTATTAATCCTGAATTATGTGAAGAATGGGATTATGAAAAAAATAAGAAAAGACCTGAAGATTATTGTCCTAATAGCAATAAAAAAGTTTGGTGGAAATGTAAAGAATGTGGTTATGAATGGTTTGCATTAATAAGTAGTAGAAATAAGAGCATTGGTTGTCCTGAATGCTGTAAAAGTAAAGGTGAAAAGAAAATAAATGAGGTATTAATTAATAAAAATTGGATTAAAATTTCACAAGAAGATTTTGATAATTTAATTGATAATAATAAATATAATAAGAATTATTTTATACCACAAAAAGAATTTGATGGATTGATAGGTATGGGTGGAGGTTTATTATCATATGATCATTATTTGCCTAAATTAAATTTATTAATTGAATATCAAGGAGAATTTCATGATGGTACAGCGAAACAACAAACTGAAGAAGAATATGAAATTCAAATTGAACATGATAGAAGAAAATGTGAATACGCACAAAATAATAATATAAAATTGCTTGAAATTTGGTATTGGGATTTTGATAGGATTGAAGAAATATTAAATATTATAATAATAATTAATAATAAAATTGTAGTTGATGAAAATGGATAAGAGTTTCTTTATTCTCGGTTTACCTGTAAAAATTAAAAATGTCGGTTCAGCACATTTCATAAAAATCAAACAACTACCAGAATTTACATTGCTTCAAAATATTTTAACTATAAATAAAGATAAAATTATATCAATGTATAAACAACAAAATATGGATGAAGAAGCAATTAATTATTTTATTAATAGCATATCATTATATCAATGGGTAATTAATATTCCTGAAGTTAAAGAGTCATATTCGCAATTATTTTATTTTATTTTCAAAGAAGATGTATTTGACAAAGTAAATGAAAATAATTTTGAATATCTAAGACAATTAATAATGGATATGAATTGCATTAAAGAAGAAAAAATTAATCCTAATCCTGAGATACAAAAATGGATTGATAAATCTAAAAAATTTAAACAAAATGGAGAAATATTAACTTTTGAAGATATTGTAACTAGTATTGCTGTTGGTACTGGATATACATATGAATATATAAATAATTTATCTTTATATCAATTTAATTTAACATTTCAACGTATTAGTGCATTTAAATCTTATGATACAAGTACATTATTCTCTACAGTATCAACTGAAAAAATTAATATTGAATCTTGGTGTAAGAATATTGATTTATTCAAAGAAGAAAAAGATGGTGTTTCAAGAGATGAATTTAATAAAATAAAAGGTAGTGTTTTTGGAGGTGGTTAATGCAATGTGAAAACAATAATTAATGATACCTGTAATATTATTGCAAAAAGATTATCTGATAATAAAATTGCTTTTTCTGCCGAAATACAATTAGCATTTATTAGTCAAAAAATTACTAGTGAAGATATTAGAGGTGGGATTGGTAGTCGTTTAATATCAATTAATAAAAATAATAAAGATATTGAGATAAATATAAAATCTGTAATTTGGGATTCTGATTTTACAGAGATGGTATTTGGTTTAATAGTCACTGGAGATAATTCTATATTTAAAAAAGAAGATAATTTAATTTGTATAGGTAAAACATTTGATGATTCAATTTTAATTGATGAAGAAAGAGAACTTGATTTAAATTATGAATTTGATGATCAAGATGATGCTTCTGTACTTATTAATTATTTAACAGGTGTTCCTTATACAAATAAAGTAGAAATTCAAAATATTCCAAAAGAAAATGGAATTATAAAAGTAATTGATTCTGAAGGAATAAAATATGAAGTTGATGAATTTATAAATAATTATATTGTATTAATTGATGATATTGAAGGTACTGATTTTATTGCATTATATGAATATGAAATATCAGGAAATACAATGAATATTGATATTAGTAAATTTCCAGAAGCATATTCACTAGAATTAAGTACAATTGAATATTCATTGATTAGCAATACAATTATAAATGATTTGTATTTTATATTTAACAAGGCATTACCTTCTGGAGATTTTGATTTAAGTTTTGAAAATGGAAAAGTTTTAACAAGTGAAATAGATTTTAAAGTATTGACTAAGGTTGGTACAAATGAATTAGGAAGAATAATTGAAGTATTAAGAAATTAATTAATACCTATAAAATATAGGTATTTTTTATTTTATAAATATAATAAATAGGAGGAATTTATAACATGAAAACTATAATTTCAGATGTTTGTGACTGTTTATTACGTAGAATTTCTGATGATAAAATTGTATTTACTGGTGAAGCACAAATGTCTAGTTTTTCTCAAAAAGTTAATGCACAGGATATTAGAGGTGGCATTGGTTCTAAATTATTAAGTATAGTTAAAAATGAGAAAGATGTTGAATTAACTGTACGGAATGCTGTATTTGATTCAGATTATTTAGAATTAGTAAGTGGTACTTCTTGGTCTTCAGCAACTAGTACAGTATTTAAAAAAGAAGAAAATTTACTCTCATCTAATGGCACTACTGTTACAATTATTGGGACTCCCAAAACTGGTGGTATTATTAAAGTTATTGCTGCAGATGGTACGCAATATGCTGGCACATATTTAACTGGAACAGTTACATTTGCTGGTGGTACTAGTGGAGCATACTACACTTGTTTATATCAAGCAGATGTAACAGGCAATACACTATCTATTGATTCCGCTAAATTCTCAGAAGCATATTACTGTGAATATAGAACAATTGAATATAATATTGAGACTAATGCAATTAAAAATGATATATACTTTGTATTTAATAAAACTTTACCTGATGATAATTTTGATTTATCTTTTGAAAATGGCAATCCAATTGCACCTGAGATTAAATTACGTGCGTTAGTTGCTTCCGGTTCATCAGTAATTGGGAAAGTTATTGAAGTCCCACGGAGTTAACTCTTTATTAAAATAAATATTAAGTATTATTAAGAAAAGAGGATTTAAATAGTTATGATTTTTATTCCTCTTTTCTTAAATATTTAAAAGGTGGTGAATAATAATGATTGACAAAGGAAAAGAAGTATTAGAAAAACAATTAAAACCAATTGAAATAAAAGCTAAACAAAAACCTTTTCCTCTTGTTTTAGAAATACAAGAAAAACTTAATCAAATTAAAATTAATGATAATCCATTAGATGTAAATGGTTTATATAATGATGAAACCAAAAATGCAATCATTAAATTGCAACAAATTACTGATTTTACTCCTAATGGTATTATTGACCAGAATTTAATATTTAGATTAGATGAAATTATTGAAAATCAAGTTATAAATGAATATAATAAAGGCAAAACATTTGCAGTGTTATATAACAAATATAAAAAAAATAATAAGTAATATAATTATATAGATAAATAGGGATAGGTTGGAGTAATTAATTAATTGATAAGAACCTTCACCTTTTCTCTATTTTTTAAAAACCAAAATTTTAATCAAACTTGGCTTTGATAATAATATTCAATCCCACAAACTCTTTATCTATAAGGGTTTTTATTTTTGCCCATAACAAACAATTAAAAAAGAAGGTGATAAATTCACATGACAATTAGAAGCACATCTCACTACAAACACATACAACACTACTATGGTTTATCCACAGATTCAAAACCTACCAAAACTGATATCGGTGACAAATTTATAGAATTAGACACAGGTGATGAATTTCTTTTTAATGGCACAACATGGGAACCAGATGAAACCTCCATAAACACAGTACAAAAAGGTATTGCTATAGACGGTACGACTGTAGAACAATCATACGAAAAAGATCCTCAAGGTTTAGGTGTTCAACGCACAGTAATAGCAGCATTTCCAAATCTAACTCTTACTCATACAACCATCGCAGTATCCACTACATCTACTATTGTCCTTCCTGCTAATTCTAATAGAAAATATTTACTTATAGTTAACGATAGTGATACAAATGTTTATGTTTCATTTGGAACTGATGCTGTGATTGGTGAAGGTATTCCTATAAATTCTAGTAATTGCAGTTATGAACAAAATCCTTGGATTATATCAACTCAGGCAATTAATGCTATCCATAATGTGGTTGGAGAAACTAAAAATTTATTAGTTACAGAAGGTGTTTAATTTTTAATGAAAAAATGTACGTATCAAGAAATCAAAGAATTTGTTGAAAATTTAGGTTATGAATTAATTAGTAAAGAATATAAAAATAATCGTTCTAAATTAATTTTAAAAGATTATAATGGTTATTATTATATTATTAAATCAAATAGTTTACAACAAGGTTATAAACCAATGAAATTTCATAAATCTAATCCATATACAATTCAAAATATAAAACTTTGGTTAAAGTTAAATAATAAACCGTTTGAATTATTAAGTGACACATATATTAATGCAAAAGAAAATTTAAAATGGAAATGTTTAAAAGAAGAATGTGGAGAATTTCTTAATATATCATATAGGAGTATTTTAAATGGTTATGGTTGTGGATATTGCGCTGGTAGACAAGTAGGTATTTCTAATTGTTTAGCAACTAAATTTCCAGATATTGCTACTGAATGGCATCCCAGAAAAAATGGTGATTTAACACCTTGGGATGTTACACATGGAAGTGGTAAACACGTATGGTGGCAATGTAATAAAAATCATAAACATGAATGGTATGTTAGTATAAATTCTAGAACAAATAGTAATAATGGATGCCCTTATTGTTCAGGACAATTACCTTCCGAAGATTATAATTTATTAGTTATTAATCCTGAATTATGTAAAGAATGGGATTATGAAAAGAATATAAAGAAACCAGAAGAATATTGTCCAAATAGTGGTAAAAAAGTTTGGTGGAAATGTAAAGAGTGTGGGCATGAATGGAAAACATATATTTCTAGTAGAAATAGTAAACCCCACACAGGATGTCCAGAATGTGCAGAATCAAAAGGAGAAAAGAAAATTAGTTTAATTTTAATTAATAATAATTGGATTAAAATATCACAACAAGAATTTGAACAGTTAATTGATAAAAATAAATATAATAAAAAATATTTAATTCCACAGAAAAAATTTAATGGTCTTGTTGGGGTAGGTAATAAAAAACTATCATATGATTTTTACATACCAAAATATAATTTACTTGTTGAATATCATGGAGAGCAACATGAAAGGTATATACCTGGTATATTTCATAAATCTATAAAAGATTTTGAAAAACAAATTGAACATGATAGACGTAAATGTGAATATGCACACAATAATAATATAAGTTTATTGATTATATGGTATTGGGATTTTGACAATATTGAAGAGATATTAGAGAAAGAATTAAATTAATATAAATATTTTAATTATATTAAAAATATAATGGTAAATTAATGATAATACTTAAAAATAATATATATGTAACTTTATTAGTAACGGAGGGGGTATAAATGCCTTTAAATAATACAGTAGATTTAATTGCAAGAGAATTAGCCTCACAAGGTGCATCATTTGTTAGTCCAACAGGTTCAGGTTTATTAATTGGTTCTGGTACAGTAATAAAACCAACAATTACATATAACGCTGGTGGAACAGTAACAATTGATGCAACTGGTGAATATAGATTTTTTCATACAGCAAATTATTCTGGTGAAGTAAGTGAACATACAATTGCAGGAGTCACATTAAGTATACCAGATCAAATAACTTCATATATAGTTGCAAATTATAATTCTGGCACTCCCCAATATTCGGTTACTACAGACTTATCAACTGTAAATTTTTCAAATAATGTAGTTGTTTATACTTGTAGTAGATCAGGTGATACAAATGTTGATATTCTTGATTGGGATGAACCAGGGCTTGGTTTAAGCAATAAAATACTTCGCAGAGATATGGAAACACGTAGATTTGAAAGAGTATCAGGATTAAATTTAAGCGAAGATACAGGGAGAAAAATAATTATATCTCCTGGTGCAGTATGGCAAGGTTCATATAGAAATTCAAGAATTCAAGTTGATTCAGTTACAAATCATTGTGAACAAGTAGTTACAGATGTTAATGGAGATTGGGTTAGTTCAGTAGTTACTGCTTACAATAATTCACAATATAATACAGGGACAGGATTAACAACACTTACTGATGGAAATTATGCTGTCAATTGGATATATAGAGGAATGGGAATTAATGCAGAAAATATTATTATATTATTAGGTACAGGTGATTATGACTTAAATCAAGCTAAAACAGCACAACCTCCTAACGCCCCATCAACTTTATCAACAAATGCTATGCTTATTGGTAGAATAATTATATTGAAGGGATCACAAAATGCCGTACAAATAGATAGTGCATGGGCAACAACTTATACACCTAGTACAACTACTACCCATTCTGGATTAACAGGTCTTACCGCAGGCCACAATGGTATTTATGACCATCTTCCAGAATATAATGCCGATGGTGTAACAGTAATATTAGATGTTGATAAAACCAACAATGTAGTAATTGCTAATAAAATAAAACCATCGACTGATAGTACAAATTCTTTTGGTTTGTATAAAAATGATGGTGTTGCATTGGTTGCTCATACCGATACTATAAATAATAAATTTGTAGTAGATAATTGTTTTAAATTACCTAACTTAACGTCAACTGAAAGAAATGCATTAACTGGATTATCTGGTGGAGAGATGGTTTACGATACAACTCAACAATGCGTGATGGTCTATGATTCTGTGTGGTATCAAATCTAACAATAAAGATAAACAGGAGGAATTTAATATGGCATTTCCAGTAAGTCCAGTCGATGGAGATAAAGCAATAAATAATGGAATAACATATATTTATGTTGGTTCAACACAATCTTGGGTTAGATATTATTCAGCATCGCCAATTAATAATCTAACAGCTACAACAGACCCCACTATAAATGACAATGCAACAGACGGATATCTTGAAAGCTCAACATGGCTAAATACAGTAAGTGGGGTAACATTTACTTGTGTTTTCTCAGACACAACTACAGCGACATGGGTTAACACAAGTACGAGTACATTCTATTTTGATGATTGGAACTCATTAGTAGCAGAAATAAGTCAAACTGGAAGTACATATATAAATAAATACTGCGTTGTTGCAAATGCAAATACAGCTCCTTCAAGTGGGACTTATGTTGCTCCGAATACGATTACATCACCAATTTTTGATGGTGGTGAAGCAACTTATAAGATTTTGGCACAAGGAGTTACTTATTCGGTAGAAACGCAAAAACGTACTATAACAAATCCAGTCATTACTTCCGTACAGAATCTATCATTACCAAAACCAACAGTTGCAGGGTATTATATTTTTATAACAATTCCTCCATCAGATGGATTACCAATTGGAATATCATTAGGAGATATCGCATTATTCGATGGTTCGGCTTGGAGTAAATTCCAATCATATGCACAAGCAAGTATAACCGTTTCAGTTGGAATTACTACAGAAACGCAAGTTGCGTGGTCAAAAGCGACAGGTTCATGGCAACAGACAAGTGGACTAGGATACATGTCTGGATATAAAACGGTAAATAGTGGTGTAACAACTGGAACAATAATAGCCTTTGTTGTTGGAGATAACTTTAACATGGGTACAGTAACATCACCCAATATACCTTTGAAGGCGGGGAGAACTTATGAATTACGTGCGTTCACACAAATTGTAGCTTCGGGTAGTTCTGGAGCAAGATTTGCTTTTGTTAATGTAAGCGGAGGTGCAGAAATTTCTTCGTTAGCACACGGGATATCTTATACAACAACTTTTACAGGTAATGCAGGTTCACAACCAGTAGCAGGTGGATTTTACACACCAACAGTTGATACTAATTTAAATTTTAAATGCGTTTCTCATACTGGAACGCCTGAGTTACAATTTGAGTCATTTAGAATTGAAGTAAAGCAATTGAAGTAATTCAAATAACCAATAACCAAATAAAGTTTGTATTTTGTAATTATGCCAATATAGAGTATTGGATTAATTAATTTTATAATATCTAAACGAGGTGATATTCCCTATGAATTACGTTTGGTTAGGAAATAATGAACAAATAAATCCAACTCAAAGTATAAATATAAATAATCTTATTAATACTACCACTCCAATCAATAATATGTCAATTGGTGGATTATTTAACTTGCTTTTTAACATTAACATTAATACTGATATTAATAGAGTTTGGATATAGAAATTTAAAATATTAAAATAATTATTTATTATATTAAATAATTTTAAATATTTTAATCTGTAATAACTACTAAATTATATTAAGGAAGGTGAATTTATTTGGCAAATATTCCTTTAACAGATTTATTATCTGGAGGAACAAATTCTCTAAGAACAGAAGTAACAAATATTCCTGCTGTAACTAATGCTAATATTGATATTGCATTATCTGCATTAAGAGATGCAATTACAAAAACTGGAGAAACGGTTAAAACATTAGCAGATGTAGTTGATAAA